AGCCATTGCTCTTTTCTAACTATTTAGTTTCCTCGTTCTTCTTGTTTGCCTTCAACAGTTTTGATAATTCTGCAGTTGAACCAACAAACAATGCATTGGTCACATTGGTTGGGCCTCTATTTGGTTCTTCATCAAGATCTTTCATTTTCTTCTGGAGGTCAATCAACTTATCTGTTGTATCAGCAACGTTTTTGATTAATTGACCCGCAACTTCATATGCCCTGGCAGAATCAGATTCTTGTGCAAGTTCCAGAATACCATTCACAGCCTCCTGACCCTTTTCGATCAAAGAATACAAATTACCTCTGGTATAATCATAGTCTTTTTTAATCTGATCAACGTCTTGTGGAGCCTTGACAGGTTTTGGTTCTTCTTCCATAGGTACAATGGAAGTTTCAATATCGAGAGCATCTTCTATAGAATCAAAATTTTTCATAAGTTACCTCAAACGTCTACACCTTGGCCTGGACTATAATTTCTACCGTCCGTGAAGAATGAAACAGTCTCATTAAATCCAAAGTCATCTCCAGATTCAATCAGAGCATCGTCTGCTGCATTAAGAATATCGACTGACGCATCTTTTTCGTGTGTTGCAGCTGCAGTTCCATCATAAGATCTATAGACTGTAATATCCTGACCAGAGATAGACCTGATGTACATAATCTCATCATCAATGATGATCCTATCACCCTTAGTGAATGCTGTGGTACTACTGAGAGTGAGTTTAGTCACATCAGTGCTCACCGAACTTGCAAGGACTGCGGAGTTGTCATTATCATAATCCTTAAGAGCCTGAGGAGTTGCTGTGTATCTCTGAACTCTCTTGGCAGTTTTGATGTTGGTACTATCGTAGTAGTCAACATCAACTCTCTTGATAAGACCATCTGTACTATCTGCAACAGGGCCGAACAGATAAGTCTTTGCAGTGAATCTAAGAGTATGAATTAGAATTCTTCTACTGTCAAATCCACCCTCATAAGAGTCATTCTGAGTGATACTTTCAAGAACAATTGGGATATCTTTTTTCTCACCGATTGAACTAACTAGGTTAATCGTTACGTTGAATGCGGGTTGGAAATATGGAAGAATTTGTTCGATGATTTGCAGAGAGTCATCATTCAACTTTGTCATAACATTGAGTTCAAATGAGACATTATATGGAACAGGCATATAAACTTTCTTGACGCGAGAGTTTGTATCTACCGCGACAAAAGTTTGTACAATGCCTGATTTTCTGGAAGGGTCATACTGAAGACCAGTCATTTCAAAAGAGAGACGTGGTAGAGTCAGAGCAATCTCTCTGTTCAGTGATGGTTGTTGTTCAATCCTTGCAAGAAACTTTTGAATTGGGCCATACGCCAGAGGCACTTTTAGTACACTGAAGTCAACTCCATTCGAATCCTTGTGATGGATTTGGATGTCATTAAAAATCGTACCGAAAGCAATAACTGTCTTTCTAAGTATTTCGTGATAAAAATAAGTGCCTAACATATCAAACGTTTTCTAAGTATTTAGAAAGTACCAAAGGGGTTCCTTTCCGAGAAGTCCAATATTGCATCAGCCTCAGTTTCAATATCGGCATTATCACCATATTGATTTGCAGTTAGATTGAGTGCAGTTGCAAATCCTGTTGGTGTATCTGTGTCAATGGACTTGATTATGTAGACTGCACCAGATTCTTGACCAGTGACCTTATCACCGACCTTGAATGCAAGTGATGTAATACTGGCAACGTCAAGAGTCTTAGTTGCCGCATCCCAAGTCTTAACTCTTGCACTCTGAGTGGAACCTGCACCAACTCCAGATTCGAACAGAAGTCTTTCGTTGAAGATGTATGTTCCCACACCAATCGTAGTAGCTGCACCAATGGTAATCGTAGGTGCAGAAGTATATCCACTACCAGCATTATTAATATAGATCGCACTGATGGTGCCACCTGCACCCAGAATCGCCTTACCAGTGGCAGTTGTACCTGAAGTGGGTGCAGAGAATGTAACGGTAGGAGCGACTGTGTAGTCGGAACCACCACTTGTGATAGTAACAATACCAACAGAACCAAGAGTTGTAATTCCTGCCGTGACAATGCCACTTCCAGGAACACTAACTGTTGGAATTCCCAGATATCCACTACCTGGATTAATGATCAGAACTTCATTGATAGACTGTCCAGTAGATATACCAGAACGTTCTGTCATAATCGCAACAGCGGTTGCATTCACCCCTGGCGATGTACTGATGGACACGGTTGGTGCGGCCAGATATCCATATCCATCGTTCTGTACAAACAACTTCTGGACGGCATTAAACACAACACCAGTCGAAGCCGTTGCAGTGCTTCCAATACCAGACATAACAATTCTGGTCATATATCCTTCTGTCTCAACAATTACATCAACTTCATCAATACCAGTGTCAAGAACTTCATCTTCATATTCAAAGAGTTCACAAGTCAGATGATAAACATAAAGCTTTTGAAGTTGATAGAAGGGTTTTTCGTGTTCTACAAATTTGATTTCAAGAAGTTTTTCTCCTAGAGGAAACCAAATCAAATCACCTTCTTTTGGTCTGTTTGAAAGAACATAATCATCAATATTTGACTGGATGAATGGTGCAATATAACTTTCAAATCTTTCTTTAGAGATGACAAGGGTAAACTCATCAGTTGCACGAATTCCAAACTTTGTCAGAATGTCTCCTTGGCCCATTGCACCATCAAAGTTTGCAACGTAAGCCTCAAGTGGAAAAGTCTGATCAAAAACAGACTGAACCACTTCTTTTATCACAGTTCTTGCTGTAATAATCTTACGTGGAATGTAATAACACTCCACTCCATACATTCTTAACTGTTCGTTAATCAGGTCTTGAACAAGGTTCTGTTCCCCTTGAGTACCCTGTAGGAAAAATGGATTTAACATCAGCCTATCATATCAAAAGGAGGCATTTCGTATGTTGATGGCATCTTCGCTTCTATCTCTGCAATTTCTCTTAAACCATCCTCATAAATCTGTCTACCATTGAGTTGAACTCCACCAGGAAGTTGAACTCCTTGGAATTTAATCAGGTTCATACCCCACTGTTTCTTACAGAGTGCAGTGAAATACTTCTTGAGGAATAGGTCGTTATAGACTCTGGTGAAATCATTGGGATCCAGAATTCTAAAACAGTCCATTACAAAATAGTCACCGACAGTAACTTGAGCCCAGTCAGTGTCAATATAGAGTTTATCTTGACGGATATTGAAACGATAACGAATATCTGGATTCAGTAAGAATGAAATATCCTCAAGATATGTTTGAACCATCGCATATTGAAGAAGGTCAACTGAACTGAACTGATACAAATCATTCAAGAACAGTTGATACTTGATATTAAACAAACCATCATAAACAGTATCTGAACGAATCTTGAATACGTTATTGATACCAATGACTGATGGTGGAATTTCA